AAATTAAATCTAAATCTATAACATGCGGAAGTTGGGATACCTTTGTTTGTGTCGTTAGTTAATTCGTTCTCACCAAATTCATTGGTAAAAACATAATCCATATTCATTTCCAATGGTAAAACAAAACCTCCATCATCTGGTATGTCTTCATCTATTGGTAAGTATTCTAAATAAGGTCTATTTTGTTCATCCTTAATTGGCATGAATCTTATTGCCTCAATGTTTGCGGATTTTGTGATTAAATCACATTTTCTACCCATTTTCCTTCTCGGAATACAGTTTTTATTAACTGAATTTTTTTCTGAATCAGTAAAAACTCCACCAATTAAATAAGCTTTAGGTTGTATATTAACTCCTCTTTCTGTTAAATCAAAATCTGTTCTTGTTATACCAATTTCACATAAATCTTCATTACCCCAAAAAGGATATACTTCAACATTTCTATCAAAAGATACGATTTGAGGAAGTGAATTTAAATCTTCAGATGATTTAAATGTATAATTGTTTTTGAATTGATCTACACCAATACCTAATCTTTGAAAATCCGCAGGTCTTAAAGAAAAACATCCAATGTCAGATAAATCTACATCAACGTGTATTGACTGTAATCCCACCGGTACTCCCCAAATCATGAAGTCACCTGCGGTATTTGTTTTTACAGTGTATTTGTAATATTTTTCATAAACCTCAAGATATTCTTCTCTTCCTAAGATATCAGATTGGTCAGGAAACGTACCTGTAGCCTCGTGACCTCCGTGTTGTTTTCTTGATGGTAATAAGTTATATCTATAACCATTTTCGTCTTTATCTGTTACTTCCTTATATGGATATAATGCAGATATTACAGGGTCATTTTCGTCCTCTTCCATTAATGGAACAAATATAGATACTCTCGCATTTCCAACACCGAATCCGTTGTTAGCGGTAACTCTACCACATACAACACCATAATCTGAACATAATGATGTATAGACTTGTTGTTGGGTGAATTTTAGAGAAAGGATTTCTAATAAGTCAAAATCTTGTTTTAATTCGACAGTGACTTTTTTGTCTACTCCAATATTAGTTGAAATTCTATGTTTTTGTACCATTCTTATAATAAATAGAAACTATCCTATTTTCCAATTATTATAATAAAAAAAGTTGTTAAAATGTAGTCGAAGTAACTGTTTTAACTCTAACCTTTATATCTTTATTTGGGAATCTAATTTGGAATATTTGATTAGATTTCATGAAAACGGTATTATCTGATTGTAATATTTCCTTAGTAGTTGTATTTTTATATTGTTGTGAAACTTCTGATAATGAATATTCACCACCAATTTTATTAAACACTCTAATGTCAATCACATTCTCAACACCCGAAACTGAACCAATTGTTTTACTCAAATTACCTACAAATAATGGGTCACCCATTTTACGTTTGTCGATTGAGAAGAATGTAGTTGTTGTTTCAATCACATCTTGTAATATATCTGTTTGACTTTCGTTTTTATTTATATTCAAATCTATTTCTAAACCTAAATCAATAACTTCTCCCGTAACAATATCTATATAGTCATTTATCATTTTATATTCTGACAAATAACTTAATATATTGTTTTTCAATGTGTTAGATACTGTATCTGTTAAATTACCATTTTCATCATATGAAACTAATTTTACGCGAATTTTATTATCTTCTTCCATCACATTAACTTTTGCTGGTGCTCCGTATGTTGATGGCATAGTTTCAATTAATGTTTTATAATCATTTAATGTAACCGCTCTATTTTGTGCTGAGAAATTATATGAAACCATATTTCTAATTTCCTCAATTGTAGGTTGGTCGGCACCTCCAACTGCAGGTGTTATATTATTAACACGTAATGAATTAACAACTTGTGTGTTAATTGTTGTATTAGGTCCTTGTACGTTAAATTCAACATCATCAACACTCGTTATTACATTCACACCAAGATTAGTATCTTTACCTCCACCCACTCTATATCTAACAAATAATGTTGTGTTTACTTTTGGAACTGCACCTAATGATATATTATTTAAATATGAAGCTAAATTAACTTTCATATTACCCGTCATATATTCATCCAAGTTATCTAATGGATTAACAGTTCCTGAACCAAATGTTAATGAAAAAAATCCTTCAGGTGTGTATTCTGTTACAAATTTATTAGTAACATTAACATACGTTCCTGATTTGAAGTTATTTTTATCTGACACACTTGTTGCATCAGGTACAAATACTTTATCTTCTATTAAAGATTTTACTTCATACCATTTATTGGTTGTATCTGAAAATTCCGCAGATGTTGGATTACCTGCAAATGTTGTTCCTTCTTTATGAATAACACTTGTTATTCCCAAAACATTTTGTTCTGGTAAGTAAATTTTTAAAAAAGGTTTTTGATCTATTGAACTAATTACTCTTCTAAGTATTTTTGTAACACCGTTTACAACCGCTTCTCTTTTTACAATAGTATATGATATTAATCTATTATTACCATCAAAATTTGGTATTTTAAGTCTGTTAGGTTCTCCTTTACTATTAAATGGATTTGAAAAATCGATGTCTTCCATTGTTTCAAATACTTGTCCTCCACCTGAAACTTGTGCTCCAGATTTTAATATACCCAAATATCTTTCATCTTCTTTATCACCTCTAACCGGAACATTAACTGAAAAATCACATAATGCCACCGATGGTCTTACACCCGGTAATCTAATTCCATATGTTTTTGCAATATGAAATAAAGATTGTCTTTGTTGTGCAAAATCTAACATTGTTTCTTGCCAAACTCTATCAATATGAAAGTGTAAGTTATCCGCAACCGCAGCGTTAATATCTAATAACACTGAATAGATTGATGCGTCGTTAAAGTTTTTAACTAAATCAGGATAATAATCTTTTGTTAAAGTAACTAATTCGTTTCTTAAACCTGCAAAATCCCTTGTTGCGTATGATATTTTTTTACTCATCTTATATGTTTATAATTACAAAGTCACTTGTTGAAAATGCACCGTTATTAACTGTATAATCAATCTTTACTTTTGCGGTATATGGTTTTGAACTAAGATTAGATACTCTAAATAATCTCTCATCTTCATTCTCAGAAAATGTTTTTTCATCAACATCCGGGTCATTTTCTGCTGACATAACATCAATAGAATTGATATCTAAATTTGGTATGTATTTTCTTACACCTTCTCTAATTTCCTCTTCAATTAAATTAAAAGTTACCAAATCATTCTGTTCAAAGATGTATTCATAAATTCTAGTACCAAAATCAGGTAAATAATATCTACTACCTTTCCTTGTCAATAAAAGATGTACGAGATTAGCTCGAACTTCTTTTTCAGGAATTTCGGTCATACTTAAATAATCACCTTTTTGACTTTCTCTAAATGGAAAATCTATACCATACGTTACCGCCATATGTTATAAATATAGATAATGTAAAAATGGTTATGAATCCTCTTTTAATTTACTATTTCCTTTAATAAGGTGAGGGGGGTCATAAGGACAATTTGCACAACCGTTGGAACAACAAAAACCCCTTTTCTTTAAAAAGAAAGAAGTCAGGACCATAAGTCCCGACTTCTCATCTATGTAGTAATCAATCCCTTCCTCTAATTTCATTAGATTTTTGTAATTTCACAAGAACCACCGGAACAAGCTTGAGCCGCGTAGTCACTGATGTCTTTATATTGTGGTTTATCTAAGATTTCACCGAAATTAACCTCTTTAAATTGACGAGTGATAGTTTCCCACTTATAGAATAAATGAACGTCTTTTAAACAATAAACCATCTTTTTCAAGTCACCTTTAAAGTAATTCTTTGCAAATTTCTTAGCTCTCGATATCCAATATTTCTTTAAAAGAACTTGTTCTCTTGTTCCCGTAACAGGAATAGTGTCGTCTAATAAAGTATCAGTCGCTAACCATAAGTTATTTTGGAAATAATGTAAACCGTCAATAATTAAACCTGAAGCTAAAATTGAACCTTTACCATATGTTTCAACAATTTCTTCTAAATTAAGAACTGATGTAAATGGTGCTTGGTTGAAATCTTTATCTCCGTAATCAGACATAAAGCTAACCGCAGTGAAGAAATCTCTTTGTTCCCAAATGTATTCAACAATTGCGTCTTTGTCATCAATGATAACTGTACAAGATGTGTTATGATTAACCGGCATATATGTACATAGTTCAGGATTAGTTCCGGCATTTACCCAATGTTGTTGTACCAACTTAATTAATTCTAAGTGTTTGATACCTTTCATATCTTTCTTGAATAAACCTTGTTTAGGATTTTCAACAGGTACAAATACAACATAATCACTCTTAGTTGATGACCATACACTTTCTTCTAATAAGAATGGCATGTTTTCTTCTAACCATTTAGCTGTGTTACTTTCTTTGTTCAACTGCATAATACGGAAATACTTTTCAGAGTGTTCAGGGTGAATACCTGATGCGGTTCCTAATACAACTGATGCATTACCTGATGGTTTTA